CGGCAAGGTAATGAGCTGTGGCATCTTTCCCATCGAGAGAAGCATCGAGATCGAAAGCACGGACGAACCCTGTACGAACGCAAGGGTTGTGATCGCTCTTTGCTGTGGCGTGCCGAGCGTCTCCAATGGTTCCGTCAGAACGACGGTCTCGGTTAGGATAAGCATCGTCAGCCTGCTCTCGAAATTGAATTACAGATTTACTAAGTCGAGCTTTCATCCAAGTATTAGAGCTGCTTCTTCGGCTGTTAACCCTAGGCGATCAAGAATTGCTTGGCGAGCATTTGCCCTTGCTTGGGCAGCGGTTTTATTGGCAGCGTCCTGTATTGCGTCTTCTTGATACCTAGAAAATTCCTCGTCGGTCATTTCTCTTTCAATAACTTCATTTGTCGTCGCATTATGAATTGTTATTATTGGCTTTTTTGTTTTTGTCATTTTAATTTACTCCATAAAGTAGGACTGTTCCGGCAGTATAACTGTTTGCATCGTATCGAAAAACCAATGATGAAATAGCCGTTGTACTTCTAAAAGCACCACCAATCTGCATTGATTGATTTGTACTAGCACCACCAACCCAAAAACCACTTGCTTCAAAAGGTTTAAAACTTGTTGTTGAAGCGTAATTGTAAATGTTTACTACCCAAGCATTGTTTGCGTTTGTTCTAAGTGTATTTGTGTTGCTAGTTAAAACAATTCTGCTACTTTCCACGCCTTGGGCTGAGTATGAACCGGCGTTGTTTCGAGTACCACTTTGGTCCACTAAATTTGTTGATGCATTCAAACCAATCATAAACTGCTCATCACTTGTATTGGCGGTTACCCCAAAAACGACTATTTGCAAACTTTTGTAAGTTTGAGGAATTGACGAAATAGTTGTGTTTGCGCTGCTCAATGTAGTTGTAGAAATTAAAGTCATACCACCAGCCGAAATAGTTTCCCAAGCAGGTACTCCGCCAGTTACACTTAAAACCTGTCCAGTTGTTCCAATACCAAGTCGGGTGTTTGTGTTAGCCGTTGCCGAACGATATTCAATATCTCCAAGCGTAGTTGAAGGGTTTAGCGCCTTAGTAGTTGTATCTACAGACGAACCAAGTGTGCGAATAGCAGCAGCGCCATCTTTTACAAGGCTAGTATCGTCTGGAGTGCTCCAGCCATAGTTAGTAGTTGTTGCCATTTATTCTCCTTGATTAGGCTACTATTGTAGCGTTATTCCAGTCCAAAGTTGGACTTATCGTGTTCCATGATTCCGTAATTGGTACATTGTTCCATCTAAACGCCTGCAAGCTGAAAGCCACAGGCGAAACGATTACAGTCAAATCCAAAGCGTTAAATCGGCTCGTCCAAGTCCAACCTTCAACAAAGCCCTGATAGCGACCATTAGCAATATTTGATGGCAAATTCTCGATGTCCAGAGGTAACCCCATAAAGATATTTAAAGCCTGATCTCGTGATACATCTGGAATATTAGGGTTAGTCAATGGAAAGGTAATCGCCTTAAACTGGTCTTGAGGAAAGGCACGAATTGCTAGGTAGAAGGCAGCTTGATCTTCTGCATCGGCTTTAAGTTCAATGCTTGTTAAAATGTTTTGTGCTTGATATCCGTAAGTCGCAATTGATGCAGCATCGGATGCGGTTTCCTGTTGACCATTTTTATAGGTAATTGTGACTTCATTGCGTAGATCACCCAAGCGCCTTGATGTGGCAATACCAGCCGCATAAGCCCAACCTGCATCGACATAAGCATAACCATTAGCTGCTAAGTATTGAGCGCGATGTGTGCTGTCTGCATAGCCAATACGCCCGGCACTATCCTCGTAAATGTATCCAAGCCCTGAACGAGCTAATCCTGCAACAAGGCTATAAACATCTGTAGTACTAGCAGATCGAGCAGTCAGCTCATAATCTCCTGGGCGATCAATTTCTCCTAGACCAGAGTTTTCAGCATTAGCCCAAGTTGTTGTTGCATCATAGGATGCCCATGTTTCAGCCGCAGGAACTTGATTCCATTGGTTAAACAATAGAGCAGATAGAATCTCATAGATTTGATCGCCATCATTAGCCTTAGCCAATACGCCCTCAGTTAGCGTTTTAGGCAGTTTAGACAAAGCCCCTAGTGCTGTGATGGTAATAGCTTGAGTAATGGCTGGCTCGCCTGTTCTAACCGTTACATCGATATCTGTAACATCTCCACCAAAAATAGGGATGTAAATCCCAGTTGAGTCTTTGACCTTGATAACTACTGAATCATTAACATCAAATCCTGTAGCAGCTTGATTTAAGTTTAAAATGGTAAAACGGCCATAACCTGCAACAGGCTGAGAATAGATGTCTGAGCGCCCTGAAGTAATAGTCAGATTGGCAATAGTTAGATCGGTAACATCTCCAAGCCCATTGACCTCAACTGCATATTCTGGAGTCCATATTGTCATGCAAAAGCACCAGCACCCAGAGTTCCACGATAAGAAGATTGGTTAAGCACTTCAACAATCTGTCGAGCTGTTGACTCTGAATCGATCGCTCCATTGACTGTAATGTTATTGTTAAAACTAACCGCCTGACCAGAGTATCCGCCACTTGGGGCCATTGGAACGAATGGGGCGTTTTGAATGCCAGGGCTTGCCAAACTTGTATTAGAAGCATTGCTTGCACCGCCAAAGCCTAAGAAATTCTTGACTTTGTTGCCTGCCTCAAATAAAGCTTGAAACGCGCTAATAAGTTTTCCAACGGCTGTAACAACTCCACCTATAACTGTGCCGATTACTTCAAGCGCTATCTTAAACGCACCGCCCAAGAATGGTGCTAACACATTCTTTAGGAATGACCATAGACCAGCAAAGGCTTCTTGATTATCTATTACTGCATTTTTAACCTTGTTAAAGATTGATTGGACACCTTCAAAGATTGGGATCAAAATAATCTTGGCAACTCTGATGATTTCAGTAAATGCGTTTTTAAGTCCGCTTCCACCTTCAAAGCCTTCAACAAAGGCTGTAATGGCAGGAACTACATACTTAACAATGTTTTCAACCAAAGGAGTAATAGCATCAAGAATAAATGCCCCGACTGTTTCTTTAGCTTCATCAAAGGCTATAGATAGGCGAGCCATCTTTCCTTGAAATGTGTCTGCCTGAATTGTTGCCTGTCCTGCAAAGGTATTCGCTAATTTGGCTGTTATCTGTTCGAAATCAAGGGTTTTAAGTTCAGCCCTAGTTATACCTACCCCAAGCCTTGAAAGACCCGCTAGGTTGCCTTCCTGAGCCTTTGAGAGGCTTTCTGTAACCGCCTGCAAACTTTTGCCCGTTGCCGCACTTATGTCTATTGCAAGTGATTGAAGCTTCTGTGCTTTAGTGACATCTCCTGTAGCGCGAGTAAGTCGATCTAAAGATGGACGAAGTTGATCGTCTGTAATACCGAATAGCAAAGATTGCTTAAGAACATAATCTTCTGTTGCAGCAATCTGCGCATCTGTAGCCCCAGTAACATTTCTTAAAGTAGCCGCTAGTTTAGCCTGGGCAGCTTCATCTTCAATAGCAGATTTAACGCCATCGATTGCTAACTTGCCAGCATAGGCAGCGGCAGCGGCTCCTGCTAAAAGGAACGCTTTGCCAGCAACCTTTCCAAAATTTGTAATCCTGTCGCCAAAAGTTTGAACATCTTGCTCACCTTTGTTGAGGTTTTTTGTAAGGTTATCAATATCCGCAAGGATAGAAAGTTTAAGGGTTCTAGAGCCAGCCATTACTTATCCCATTCCTTGACTATTTTAGAAAATGCTTCTTCCCACTTAGCAATGATTTCTGCCTGATTAGCTCTTAAAGTAGGATAAATGAAATATCCAGCATTACCACGCTTGCCAAATCTAGCTGTTCTTGGAGCAAACTGAGGATGATTTTTAGAACCAAATTCAGCACCGGCAAGAAGTCCGTTACCGCCTGCCCCTTTGCCTTTACCGCCTAAATTAAATTGAGTAGTTGCTCCACCACTAAATTTCTGTTGAGCAAAACCAATTTTTATCTCACCAACCTTTGATGTCGAACTTACTTTAATACCGTCTGCAACTCTAGAAGCTACATTTGGATTTGGAGCAGATCGAGCAGCAGACTGAATTTTATTTGTTAGTTCTTTAGCCAGAGCATTAACTTCACGCTTGGCTTCTTCTTGCGCTTCTTCATCCATAGCTTTAAAAGCCCTAATGATTTTAGATAGTTCTTTTTTGTCATAGGCAAAAACGCGGTTGTCAATAATGTCACTAGCCACGATGCCTCGCTTCCAAAATCTCTATTGCTGTTAAAATATCTTCTGCCGATTGCCACTCTGACA